ATGCAAGTGCTACCTTGAACAACTCTCCAGAGGCACCTCCAATGGCAGCATCTATCCCTCCAAACATTGGCGCTTGCGATACGGTAGACTGAGAGATTTTCCGCAAGGCATTGCTGTATTGATCTGCTGAAAGCCCGGCCGCATTGAGGATCTCAATTTGCTTTTTGAAGGTATCGTTGAGGCGTTCATTATCCGTTCTCAGGCTTTCCATCAGCGTGATGTAGTTGCGCTGGGCCTCTTCCTGCTTCTCAAGCGCGTCCTTGGCCTGCTTGCGGCGCTGGATTTCATCAACCAGAAGCTCAGCCTCTATTTTTTGCTGATCACTTAGGTTTGATGAAGCTATGGCTGCTTTTATCTTTTCGCTATTGTACTGCTCAAGCTGCTGCTTGTTCATGGTTACAGCTGCGTATTGATCCTGCAGCTTGTCAATGAGGCTCTGAGTTGCACGGTCAAGCTGTGTTGTTGTGGTAGTTACCGTGTTACCTTCGCTATCCACGCCAGCCAGCGCATCTTTCAGCTTTTGCAGATCATCCTCTGCTTTTTGAAGCTGTTGAGATAATTCTGAATAGGCTTTCGACCTTTCTGCATTCGCTTTACGTTCTGCCGCCCTATTCTCTTCCGTACTGGATAAAAGCCGCTTGCCGGCAGAAACCACCCCATCTAGATAATCGCCGACACTGTCATATTGGGTGATCCTGTCAAATCGAACATCCTTGATTTGCTCTTTGAGGTTGGCGATAGCATCTGTTTGCTTTGTGATAGCTTCGCTAAGCTGTTTTTTTCTGAGTTGATCCATTCTGCCAAGAAGGCTATCAATCTCATCGCTAAGCCCGGCCGTTTTCTGTTGTGAGTCCTGCGCTGAGGTAGCCCAGTAAGTCAGAGCTGCTGCGCCAAGAAAAACCAAACCTGCAGGGCCGCCGACGAGAGACATTGCTCCGTTAAATGCCCTGGTAGCAATTGCGGCCTGGTTGGTTACCGCTGCCAAATTGGTGCGAGCTGCTGCGAGGCGCTGATCTGCGACTATTGCCTGGCCAGCAGTAAGCACTGATGCCCTTTTTGCCGTGGCAAGTCTGAGCTCTGCCTCTGCTGCAGCCACGGCCGCCATGCGCTCACGCTCTTTGGAAACAGCGTTGCGTATGGTTTCAATAGTGTTTGAGGTGAGGACGCCAGCATAGCGACTGAAAGCTGCTACGGCCGTGACCCCCACCATGGTAACCAGAGTTTCAAAGTTGTTTGATAGTCCGTTTATCCCATCAACCATCTTTGCAGTGATGCCATAGACCTTATTCTGCTGACCGACGTATTCGGATATGGTGTTATTCATTTTCGTGAAAGCATCACGCACTGTGGTTGGCATTTTCTCCACTTGCTCGATGATCCGCCCATAATCCTCAGCCAGCGCTTTTGCCAGTTCTGCCCCGGTTATCTTACCTTCTGCACCAAGCTTTCGAAGTTCCTGCGCTGATTTACCGGTACTCTTTGCCAAAGAATCAACAATCGTGTCGGCCGTGCTGTAAATAGTGATCCAGGCATCGGCATCAACTTTGCCTTTTTGCATTGACTTGGCCAGCGCCTGAATGGCTGCTGCGCCCCTCTCGGCATTGGCGCCGTTGACAACCAGCAACCCAGAAAAGGCATCCACGGCGTCTATCGACTGTGACAGTGTCAGGCCCATATCACGCAACACTGGTGACAGGTTAATAAATGACTCTTTTGTCTCGTTGATACTCCGGAAGGTGTCTGCTGATGATTGCAGGAGGCGTTCGTTTACATAGGTGTACTCTTCAGTGCTTCTAATAGCTCCCCTTATGCGGGTGTCATACTGGCCCCATTGGTCTGCTATATCGATGATCTGCATCGTACTAATACCTGCAACGGCACCGATTAGCGTTCTTCTGATAGTGGCCGCAGCCGATGCCGCAGCAGAGTCAGTCTCTTTGAGTGACTTGTTGATCCGGTCTACACCTGACGCGCCGTTTTTTGCCTTTGAACCGGCATCACCCATTGCGCTACCGGCGTTTTTGCTGCTGCTTGATACCTTGCTGTTGGTGTTGGTCAGTCTTACCCCGGCGCGCTCAAGCAGCTCAAGGGACTTCTGCATATCTTCGGCGCGCTGTTCAGCTGTGCGGCTGTCAATGGTTATCGACAGTCTTGATTCGTATGCCATGGCGGGGCTCCGGGTACTGTGTTGTTAAATGACGGCGATGACCGCGGCCACACCAAATAGAGTCGCAGCGATGATTGCTGCTGATGCCAGCATTTTGCCGACTATGCCTGCGTCTTTACTGTTCATGATTACCTCCTGCCGGTTTAGCTAAAGTACGATGAAGCCAGCTTTTCCAGGATGGAAAGCACGCTCCAGACGAACAGCAGGAAACTGGCTCCGAAAACGACAGACCAGAGGTTTCGTCTAAACTCTTTGGCTGAATTGTTGACCGATTCCATAAACACTCCTAGAAATTTGACCGTGAATTTTCTATTATTCATTTATGCTTTGCTCCTAAGTTGGCGTTAGGGGTAAATGCAAAAAACCCCGGATGCTGCGAACATTCGGGGTTTTGCTTTTGGGATAAGTTAATTTGTTTTTTAGGCTTGATCTTCTGCGTAGATGCCGCCTGACAACACAGCTCCACCGACTTCAAACTCGCCATAAAGCAGTGGCACAGGGTGCCCGGCTGACGTTGTGGTTACCGGGCCGCCAAAGCCTGTGCTTGGATTGTTTCCGTCTTCCTCGCCTGTTCCGCTGACCTTTGGCATCGGGGAAAGCATTTGCACTACGCCGCCAAGGGCTGAACCGACACCGGCGGCTATCAGCGCCATTCCCTCTGGCGTTGTACTGCCGTAAGAGAAGAAGCCCACTACCACCAGAACCACGCCAAGAATTACCTGAAATATGCCGTTGTTTTTACTTCCCTTGATAATTGGTGCAATGCGGATCACTTCATCCTCGGTGCCCCTGAATATCAGCTCGTCCTCAGATAGGTTTCGTTTGCCACTGAATACGGCAAACACCAGCCCTTTTTGGTCTGCGGTTCTCATGAACTGCTCGAACCCTGGCACCATGTTACACAGGGCCTGAACGGCATCGGCCGGCGAGTTGCAATCCAGTCGATATTCTCTTCCGAACCTGGAGCCAAGAACGCCGTAAAGGCGGATATCACGCATTGCCATAATTTAATCCTCACATTTTCGATTGGTGGCGCAGCACTACTTCGGTGCGGTTTGCCCAGCTGTGGCCGTATATCTCGCGGGTTGATAGCCGCCCGTACAGGTGGTGAAAGAAGAATGGCCCTGGGCCGTATAGCGTTGGAGCCTGCTCGCTCTTCAATTGCGGATCGCTTCCGAGGAACACGGCGGCATGGTTTGGGTGATGGCAGGTGACACCTGGTGTTTTGATGCGCATGATTAGAATGTCGCCGTACTGGGGGGAGTCAACCGGCACAAACCCCTCTTTCCTGAAATTATCCAGGTACAGGCTGGGGCCGTCTTGACGCTCCCACCAACCATCTTCCCTGTCATAGTGACCAAGGTTGATATCAAACTCTCTGGCGTAGAAGTCTGAAATTGCCTGGTAGCAATCAAGCACGCCATGTACGAATTTGCGCCCAAGCAGCGGTGCTATGAATCCGCAAGGCTCAAGCCATTCAGTTTCGTTGTCTCTGCCGATAATTAGCCACGGCAGTTGGTGTTTTTCACATTCAAGCCTATCGACAACTGATGGCCGTGGCAGCGCGTCAGGATGGCTGTGAACGATGGCAATCACTGTGCCGGCATCCTCAGCCTTGCAGTAATCAACCGGGTCAATGTGGAAGTGATTTTGCGGATCTGCTGCAATATTGGCGCATTGGTGGTAGCTGACTTTTCGCCCCACCCTTACGAGCAAGCCGCAGCATTCATTTGGTGCGCACTCTTCGGCGTGCCCAGCTATATCTGCCATTACTTTCTTGGATAGTTTAATCATGCCTCTACCTCAATAAACCGGCGCTGGGGAAACCACCGAATGGCAGCTCGGCATCTGCGCCAAATCGCGGCTTGCATCCTGAATCGAGCAGACCTGAACACTTGTCTTGCTCCGGATCCGTGGTTTGATTGCCATCAACATCAACATAAGGCCCGGTGTAACCGCATGAGTCGCCTCGATACTCACCACGGACGCACCAAGTACAACGATTGGTAATCTGCCTGGTGGGTATAAGCATGTCGGCGTAACTCGTAGGTGAAGCCAGCTCAAACTGCACCTGCTGCACGTTCTCTGATGTTTTCTGCTCTATGTACCAGATGCTTATTGCTTCGCTGTCAGAGGCGTTTGGGTTACCTTCCGGGAAATTTACCGGGTCAAGATAATGAGCAAATGTCTCATGCACAGTCAGTTTGGCGCCGACAAAGTCGTTGAAGTACAGGCACAGTGCCGACACCGCACCTCGCTGGCCGTTAATCATGTTGCCGATACTCAGAACCGGTGCGACAGTTTTGCCGCCGTTCATTTCCATCCCGGTAACATCGATGGCTATTGGCGCATACTCGAGACCTTGCCAGGTAATGATCCCGCTTTGCATGTGACCATGGAAGCGCTGAATGCCGCCGCTGTATTCGCTTAGATCAAGTTCAAACAGCCTGATAAGGTTGCCGGGTTCCAGTTTTTGAACATCTGATTCCATACTCATGGTTGGAAGGTCTCCTGCATGGTCCAGGTGATTGTTGTTTTACCGTTCTGGGAGTCGTTGGCCGTTGAGTAGTTCTCAGCTCTGAACAGGCCAGTATCACCGTCAGGCGTTGTCCAATAGAATGACTGATAGCCCTGACGGGCCTTGAGGAAGTCGAGCACCGGCTTGATGTTTGGCGTGCGGATCCCGTCAACAAACCCTGAAACAGAAACGCTCCAACTGGTTGAGCGGT